ACTGTTCACATCAAAGGACATACGAGGTAGAGTAATCGCCACACTTGAATCCGATCCAGTTAAGTTTGCATTTTGATCTAGTCTTGCAATAAATTTTTCTTTAGGTGCATATGATAAGGGTACTCTAATTTTTTGCAAAGGATTCCCGCTAGAATCCAATCGTCTGATATTAATGTTATTAAATATCGTACCGAAAGCAATTACAGTATTTCTTATCGATTTATGGTAGAAGTGTTGTCCAAACATTATTGTCCTTTGTCTGCTATCTTGCCAGTGTTCTGACCTTTTTTAATTATATAGTCTTGTGTACCATTCGCACCAGCATTTACTTCTGTTCGAAGATTTTTGAAAAGTAGTTTTTCTTTTTCTTCTTTCAAAGTTCTATTGTGATGTACTTTTAATTGTAAGTGTCTATCTCTGTCCATTATTTTTATACCCATAACCTTTTTTTCTATCACCCCATAGTTTCTGCCATGACCAACTTGTCAATGCAGTTGAGTAGTGATTGATTTTTAATAATATATATTTAATAATCATCAACTTCTCCAAAAGGATTTCTTTCGCTGAAATCTAATATGTCATCTTCTGTTGATGATGTATTTGTACCTGCAGCAGTTTCAAATGCTTTTCCTTGATCCACAGGTTGTTGTGTTGCCATTGTAAAGTCTTCATTGATAAGATAATTAATATCACCTATATCACTCTCTAGTGTAATAGCACCTGTAGCAGATGTACCAGTTTCTAAACTAAATTGAAATGCCATAGTATCAGTTGATAGAGCATCCTCAGTAGCATCAATTTCTGTAATACCTGTATCAATTCTTTCAGAACTGTATTCCCATTTAGTACAAGATAATTTGTAAACAGGCAAAGCACTTTGTTGATAGAAAGGTTGTTCGTGTTCAACAAACTGTATCTCAAAGAATGCTTTTGTTGTAGGGAAATAAACTAAATCACCTTCGTTAGGTCTAGTTGTATTCTGTAAATCACTATTGTTAGATACTAAAGTTTCCCATCTCAATTTAGATACAGTAAACTTAATATCATCTCTTAATTCTAAACCAAACTTCTTGATTATCTCTTGTTCACCCATGTAACCATCTGTGTTGTCAACATACATTTCTATAATGTACGAGTCATCAAAAGATGAAGCAGGGTCCTCACCGAAGATAGTATCTTTATTTGCTATCTTTCTCGGTAGGTAATAAACATCTTGACCATATATCTTAAGCTGTTCTATAATTAAATCTTCATATAGTTTTTGCTCAGACGTTGTGCCAGTGCTGAAATAAACGTTAGTTGGCATTTAGTTTTTATCCTTGTTGCATATGTGCAGGTTCTTCATAATTTAATCTTATTTCTTCTTCAAGTTTTTGTTGTTCTGCTATTGCTGTAGAAAATAATTCAGGTCCGTTAAGTGTAACTCCACCTAACATTGCTGTACCGTTAAATTTAGACAAGTTTTGTCCCCATTGTCTTTTAATTAATGCTGTTGTATATCTCTTTAAATAAAGATCATCAAACATATCTGTACTTGTTGCAGGATCTAATCTTCTAAAAACTTCAAAGATTAAAAACTCGCCTGCTGTGATATCATTTTTCCAATCCATATCAAGAAATAATTTATTTGATAGATGATTGAATCTCATTGGTTTTTCACCAACTAATACATGATCTAAGAAATCTAAATGTTTCATTGTCATTTCATAGTGAACAATACTTGTAGATGAAAAATCATACAGGTCATTTAATCTTAGTTGATACTTAACATCAAATATATTTAGATTTGCTCTATCTGATAAAGGAAATACATTGACAACAGATATAACTGTTTCAGGAACTATAAGAAAGTTACTTCCTTGTTTCCAAGTAGTAGTAACACCGTTCTCTGTAATTGTTTCGCTAGAATCAGTAGTCATACGAGTAACATCAGCAGCCGTTACTTGATATTTTAAATACATTCTTTCAACACCATCACTATGATATTGGCAAAAGTATTGTACTGCCTCGTCTATTCTATCATCTACTTGTTCGTCATCAACGTTTATATCGATCACAGGTTTACCTAATGATCTTAGACAGTATTCTTTTAATGTAGCTTTTGTATTTGGTATTGCCATAATTTTTCCTTATAGTACTATTTAGTTATCCTAGAGCGACTGCTTGTGCGATTGCAAATGCTTCAGTTGCCTTAGAATCTAATGCTGTTTGTATATTACCTGTCACTCCGTCTACATGATTTAATTCTTCTGGTGTAGCAGTTATTTGTGTATTACTTGCAGCGGCTAAAACAGGTATCGCACCCGAAGCATTGGGTAAAGTTATTGTTCTATCTGCTGTTGGGTCAACAACACTAACAGTAGTTTCGAAATCGTCAGCAGTTGCACCTTCAAATATTATTGTTCCTAAAACTTCTAAGTTATTAACAGAATCGCCACTTGCGACAAACTGCATTTTTTCAGTAGTCGAATTGTATTCTAATATCTTACCATTACCAATAGATGAAATATCAACATCATCATTGTCAAGTAGTCTTACTGAACCACCTCCACCAAGTGTAGATAGTTGAACAGAAGTAACGTTCTTAAATCTTAAAAATTCTTCTGTAAGTTTTTCTAAACTATCAATAGACCTAAGTTTAGATATCTTATCTTTCTCTAACTCATTGGCAACTTTCATTTCTGAAATCTGCTTAGATACTTTAGCTATTATACCTTCGTCATATTCTGCTACTTCTTTAGGTAGTAGATATTCTAAAACACTTGAAGCTGCCTCAATCTCTTGTGACTTGATTGCATTTGCCTCAATCTTCTTAGGTTCTTTCTTAATCTCAACTTTAGGTTCTTCTTTCTTTTCTTCAACAGGTTTCTTCTCTTGTTTTAGTGTAGAGAAAAGATCCTCTAAAGCACCTATCTTAATTTCTTCTTTCTTAACTTTTTCTTCAAGTTGTTGTTTCTCTACTTTTACAGTTGATAGAAAACTATCTAGTCTATGTCCGAGTAGATCAACTTCTTTAGGTAATACGTTCTGAATACCTTTATTAAATTTTTGTTCTTGTAGTTGTCTTATCTGTTTCTCAATGTCTTCATCAATCTCATTCACTTCACTAATCGGTTTCTCGATAGTCGGTTGAGAATGTAGATCAGGCCATTTACTGTCAAGATAATCTTTAGTTGACATAACTATCTAGTCACGCTTGGTGTGACTGTTGCTCTTCCCTCGATTCTTCTAGTGATTATACCAGAACCATCGGTAGTTGTTAAATCCCATACATATCTACCTTCAGAAAGTCCTGAGGTAACTGTATCTGTTAATGTTATTGAGCAAGTACCTGCAGTTGCACTTATGATAGCAGTAGTTAAAGAGGTAGAAGATGTTGATAAGTGGGTCTTTCTTATCTTACTTGTTATCGTCTGTCCTGTTAAGTTTACAACTGTGCCTGTCGAATCTTTAATAGTTAAAGTTTCTGTGTAATCAGCGTCCTGGTCAATCGTGATGTTTTGTATTGTTGCCATGGGTCAATCTCTCTATATATTAAATCTTTCTTATATTTATAAGATATTCAAAAGTCAAGTTAATAAGTGAGATTTATCTTGATGTTATTTAGGGTTAGCAACTTTAATAGCATTAATAGCAGCATACCATTCGCCAGTTTTATCACCTTTGTCTGCTGTCATATCGTGGTAAAGTAAGTCTAATTGACTCTCAATAGTGCCATAACCTTTTTTTCTTATATCTAAAATTGTTCTAGCAAGAACAGCGGCATTTAATGTTAAACCCCACTCTTGACAATAAGTAAAATCAAATCCAGATGGTATTGAAGATTCTAAAGATAGACCAGTTAAATCATCTTGAGCGTCTTTACATACAAACAAAAAAGCACTACAATCTGGTTTTTGTGCTATCGTTGTAGTATCAGACCTATCAATTGGATCATCTGCTGTGCCATAAAAATTTTGATATGCTGTTGCTAGTATCTTATATAATCTCATCTTTCTTTGCTCCTATTTGAGGAATTTTATCCTCTACTTCTGTTAGTGCTATTTTTAACA